CGCTGAATTAACTTCATTGATCGCACCAACAACACTTGTTGCAGTCGTTGTTAGTGTGCCAGGATCGCCAATATCAGTAGAAGAAAGACTATTAAAGGTCGTTCTAAATTCTTCTAATGTATTCGTTGTTAATACTGTTCTTGCGGCCATTATCCAATTACTTTCTTTAATAACTCTTTTATTTCGTACATTTCATTCTTTAAATTATTTATCTCACGCACTGTATCTCGCAATTGATCTTGTTGTTTACGTTTTTGTATTTGACTTTTCATGTACAGTTCATAAGTATTTCGATTAGTGTTCACAATTGCATGACTTTCCGTATCTCGTACTAAGTTTGAATGTCCTTTTACTTTTAAATAAGTCATTATAATGCCAATGCTAATACTCGTAAATTCTTTATTCTTGGAACATCTACAGTATTTGACGATTTCATTTCTATCTTCACAGCGACTGTTGCAAATGTAATTAAATTACTAATTGTGTGTGTTCTTTCTCTAAACACAGTTTCAATCTCATCAGCTAAATCTGTCGTATCTGTTGAAGTTAAAATATAAGGTATATCATCAAAATTTCTTGTATCACCATCTTCTATAATTTTATAATAAACATTTACTGTGCAATTTTCTGGTCGATTCATTTCATATAAAATTTTTAATGCCGTAGAAGGGTTTTCAAGTGAAAATCTTTTCGTAATGTAGTTTGCAACATTACTTGTACCTGTTGGTGCAATACCATCTAAGTATTTTTCATGTTGCACAATTGTCACAGAACTACTTGCTGATTCATTTGTTCCTGGTGCAGGTGTTACTGTAATTGTAGCACCATCTGAACTTACTTCGGTAATCGTATAAGTGGTATTGTTGTTTGAATTAGATGCACCAGTAACAGTAATTTCTTTACCTTCATCCAGTGTTAGTAATAAACCTTGTGTTGTTGCGTCAGCAGATGTGATTGTAGAATTAGTATTACTAAATGCAACATTTGTATTTGCACTTACAGCAGTTCGATCATCAAGTTCTGTTATATTTACGTCTGTTCGACTGAAGTTTGAAACTCTATTTGATGTCATACACAGAGAGATTCTTTGAGAATCTAAAACTGGTGACACGAAATTATTTGTAGTTGACATAGTAGCGACTAATTTAGCAGATGTTCCAGTTAGTGTGTCAACTGATCGACCATCAAGATTTTCATTTTGATTTTCTTCACTGGCAATAATTAAACGACTTGATGGATAATAATTTGAATTTTCTAAAACGTTAACAGAACTTTGTCGTGTATAACTGGTGTTGATGCCTGTAAAATTATAAGTCAATGAAGTATCTGGTAATTTGATTTGTGAAATAGAAGGCTGAACAATATCACCTGTAATATTTCTTGTCGCTTTAACACCAGAACCACCAACAAATCCGTGAACAAGATCAGTGGTACTATTTGTAATGTTTCCTGCAGTTAGTGTAATTGTGTATGTATCAATCGTTGCATTGGCAACTGTATGAGAACCATTAAACTCACTTGCAGGTATTCCGATTGTTGTTGAATTGGCACCGTAGAATCCATCAACAACACCTGAGATTGTCACTAAATCACCATCTACAAAACCATGATTTTTCTGTGTTACACGAACCACAGCAGTTGAAGTATTTACTTCGAACGGATCTGTTTGTAAATTTTGTTTTGATACAGCATTATTCACAAATGTCGGAGTGCCAATGATGCTAGTATCAAAATTTGCACGATACATTGTAAATTTTAAATCTTTATATTGATGCGGTGTCCAAGATTGACCATTCTGTGATAAGAATAGTGTTCCTGTTAAAGGATTCGCTGACACTAAACGATTATCAGTTACGTTTGTTTGACCCACTTCAGAGTACCAAACTCTCGTACCAGGTTCATCAACTTTAATGAGTATGGCGTATTCTACATCATCCTTGAGATATACTGGTGAATCAAATTCAAAAGTTGTTGCCGTTGTTGCATCGTCTGATGCACTAATATCAGCAGCCTGTAAAGTTTTTTGTGCAATAATTTTTAAACTTGGATGACCATCAACTGTATTCACTAATTGTACAATGACAGGTCTTTGACCAACAGCCGCAAAGTATAAATCAATTTTTGTAATAAATGTACCTTCATCACCTTGATTGATAAATGTTTGTCCTAATGGATCGTGTCCTCTTCGATTATTAACAGTTCTTATTAATGTTCTATTAGTTGACAATGCACCACGAACATCACGTGAAACAATTTGTGTATCTTGTACCCTATCTCTTACAAATTCAGCACGTCTAACATTGAGAATTGTTTGCTCTCTTTCTTCAGCGATACCTGTTGCACGATAAATCTTTTCTGCTTTTGATGTGTGGTTACCAGTTTCTGGATTATTATTTACTTCATCAATTAATCGGAATATTCTTTCGCCAGTTCTAAATCTTAACGTGTCAGTGTTAGGTATAAAAAATACACCATCGAAAGTACCATAATCATCAACGATTAGATTATCAGTTAATACTTTCATTGTGGGAACACCTGATGTTGCTGTATTAATCGCATTAATTGTACATGAATTGATAATGCCATCATCATTTAATAAAGTACCTGTCAGAGTATCACTGATTGCGAAACCATTTTTGATGTTGACAACTGAGATATCATTATTTGGTTTTTGAAAGATGACAACACCACTTGCTTGTAATCTTTGTAAAGAACCACCTGATGTGTAAGCTGATAGTGTTTCAACAGCAGTATCATCTAAATCTGTAATTGTGATTGTATTAGAAACTATTGATGCGACTTTATAATTATTGTTTTTTGATTCTGTGAAATTTAATTCTGTTGAACCACCAACACTAGAAAATTGTACATGATGTCCTACAGATATACCCACAACGCTAGACAATGTCACAGTAACAGTTGAACCTGATTGTACAATGTTTGTGATACTTGTAGCTGAGTGTGATGTGTTTTTAACAACATCACCTATTGCGAACGCTTGCACTTGATCACCATCAAAACTTCTTGCGGTGTCACTAGCATTTTGTCTACCAGAGAGTGGCATATTATTAAAGTTAAATGTTCCTGTAACAGAGAACACATCTGCTGGTTGAACAAAATCAGATACGTTAACATTATCAAAGAACGCAAAAACTCTGGTATTAGGTCTCATGTTTCCAACTTGTACAGTGATCGGTCTGGATCTCATAAATGGAATCATCGATAAAGAAACAATACGATCACCTAAATTATTTGATTGAACTGTAGATTGTAACTGAGTTTCAATACCACTTCTTATTTGACCAACTTGTTGTGTGAAAACTTCTCTTGTTTGATCATATCGAATAATTTGATTACCTTCACGTCTTGTAAAACTATTAACAGTTTCAGTACCAATAGGTTGTCTTGAACCAAACCAATTATCTTGCCAGTTATTCCAAATTGTTCCTGTGATACCTACTTCATCTGCTAATTGTTTTAAAACATCAAAATTGTTATCGTCTTGTACAACAACATCAGGTCGTCTAGTAACATCTTGCCAGTCGTCTGAATATGGTACAAGATTTAATTCACCTGTGAATGGTGCAACTTTATAAGGATTGACATCAAAATTTCCTGTTGCATAAGGATTTTCTATAAATGCTTCATCGGTAAATGGTAATGTGATAATACCATCTCTATGTAATTTATAATTTGCAGCTGCACGAGCAGCTTGAGTGTCTAATGATTCTACCATATCTACTGTATCAGAGAATGCCATTGGTCTTAATTCACGTTTTTTCATATCAATTGAAATACGATAATCTTCGTTATTGATATCACCAATAATGTGTCCTGTAAAATTGTCAACAATAAAACCATTTTTCAATCGATCATTACCATCAGCATCTTGTACAACAAGATCAGCAGTTTCTTTTTCTAATAGATTTAATGATGTATAGTATTCTAAGTTAGATATTCTCTTATCAAGTTTTCCAATATCTCTCATCGTATATCTACGATTATCTAATTTCTTTACTTTAACTTCATCTAAATTAATTACATATGCTTTGTATTCAATTTCAAATAATGTCATACCACTATCTGGATCTTGTGGTAATTCTGGATCGATACCTGCGATACCTGTTACAACATTAAATTTACCTAAACGATCAATGAAAACTTTATCTTTTCTTGGTAGATGAAATGAGAAATCTGCTTCTACATTGGTACCAATTTTTGGTAGTTCAACAACTGAACCACCAGTGCCTGTGAAACCTGTACCTGCATCATTAATTCTTGGTCTAAAATCTAAACAATCTCTTAAATCGTATAAACGACCTTTTCCTTCAGCGGAAACATAAGAAGGAATATCTTCATAATCAATAACACCATCATAACTATCAACACTGAAGTAATCACCAGCACCATGAGTAAAGTGATCAAAAGTAATTAATAATCTTCCTGAAGGAACTGGTTGTCCTGGTTTTAACTTAATTGTAGCCAAATCATAAAAAGCATCTCTTTGACCATTATCAAAACTATATCGACTGGTGATATTTGTATCGCTTGTTGTTGCGGCAGTTGAGAAGTCTGAGGCCATATGAACAGACTTTAATTGAAAACCATCTGCCTTACCTAAACTAATTACCGTATTTTCAGCAACAACTTGTGTATCAACTGTGACTGTTGTATCTTCAACTAATGTTTTAGATTTCTCAGTTCCATTGGCACCAGATACTCGAACAGAAGCAACTAGATCAACTGTATCACCATTTGCTGCTGGATTTGTGCTTAAACTTGTTAGACCACTGATTGTAAGTGTTCTACTTGAATTTGTTAATGCAAGATTGGATGATGCGATATCTAAAATATCTCCTGCACTTAAACTTCCCGATGGTGTGTTAATGACTAAAGTATAATTTCTGATATCAGATATGGATGAAAAAGTTTCATCAGCACCAGAAACTGTATATGACACAGAACCACCGGAGATAGTCGCAGTCGCAAATTTTCTTCTTACTGTATAAGCAGTTGATTTTTCTGTATCGGGATTTGCAATTGTATCACCACGGATTCTTCTCACACGAAAATAATTTGTATCATATACTAAAACTTTTTGATCAGGTCTTACAAGATTAGCATTAAATCTTTTTAATTGACCGGCAGTAATTGATGATGATGCATTTGCGGCCAATTCTAATTCTAAGTTATTTGTGACAGAGGAAACAACACCAACATTTACTCCGTTTACAATAAGATAATCACCGACTTGTACTTCAGTTAAGAATAGTGTACCTTGACCAGTGACAGTTGGATCTGCTGTTGTTGTAACGGTACCTGTAAGTGTAATGTCTGTTGAATTTATATCGCAAGTAAATGTTCCGCCAGAGTTTGACACAGATTTTACATCACGTGCAAAATCTTTACCACTGTTCATTTGAATATCAAATAAACCTAACTTGAATCTTGTTGTTGAAAGTGTGTCAGTATAGTCACCATCATGTAGTTCTATGGAACGAACTCTTGCAGTACCGATCGTTGAAGGACTATCCGCAGTTAATTCATCTCTCAGATTAACTTGTTCAAAACTATCAATATCAGGTAATCCTACAAGTGCCTCGACAAGAACATAATTGCCGACAGGTGTTTGAATAGGTTTATCAGTTACTCGATCAAATGTTCTTGGTTTATCAACTTCAACGATTTGTTGTGTCATTGTTTCAAGTTCATAACCCTCAACGTAAGCTTTACCTGGTTCAACACCAAGTGCTAATTTAGTTGCAACGCCACCATTAGCTGCTGTGAATATACCACGATTTGTTCCGTCATCTAAATGTTCTCTTACATCCATTAAGAATGGTCGAACTTCATAAGATCCAGATTCGTCAAAAGTTCTACGTGCGAGCGTATGTTCTAATTCTGAATAATCTGAGTATTTAACAAATTTTTCAACTCTACCAGCTTTAACTCTAGCTAATTCAATAAAGTCATCATCGTCTGTATCTGTTAATGTTTTTTTCGTAAGTGTTAAAAGAATTTTATATCGATGAGCACCTGGTGCATTTTCATTTGTTGAACCTTGTGCATTATCTGTTAATGAACTATCGTCTTCGGGTGTCACAAAACTTTCTGTAATTGTAAAACCAATTCGATATGATGGAGTGTTTGTGTATTTGTCTAAAATTATTGTTTGTTCAGCATTGGCAACAAAGTTACCCAAAACAAAATATACACCTGCGTTGACACGTATGGCTGAACCAATTCCCACAGCATTTTCAGTATCTTCTACTTGAACAGTAAGTTCTGTGGTTTGATTTGATGTAAGATTCGTGTTAGTTATTGTTGTATTATTAGCATTTGTTGAAGTCAATACTTCGTTTCTTGTAAAAACTTGCGTTGTATTATCAGAGGTCGCAGTATTTTCATACTTAATGTATAAAGTAACAGGATCAGTATCAGTGGCTGCTACAGAGCCAATCACTCTTGCTTTTAAACCATTTGTGTTGGAAATAATCTTATCTAATAAATCTGCACGATATGTTTCAACACTTTCACCATTAAATGTAGGATTTAATCTTACAAAATCATATTCAAGATCGTAGTTGAGATCACCAGGAATGACCATTGAACCTTCTTGAAAAACATGAGAACCAAAACGCTCAACTTGTTTTTGAAGAATAGTTTGAAGTTGTGTTAATTCTCTCGCTTGAACAGCAAAGCCAGGTCGAAATAATACACGATGAAAATTTTTATCTTCACTAAAGTCATCATAATATGGATTGAAGTTAAAGTTAGTTGCCATAACTTATTAAAACTCCACGATTAATTTAATGTTTTCTGTTTGATCGGCAGCTCTTGCGATTGGTTTTCTATTTTCGATATAAAGTATATCACCACTATCATGTGTCAATTCAGGAGTTATATCAACACTTGTTGGTGAACCAGATACACCAGATGTTGCACCTGTCACTGTATCAGAGGTTGTGAACTCTGTTAAGTCGCCATTTGCATCAACACCTTGATTTGCAAACTGTGGCTGAATATATCTTAATACAAAAGTTGATGCGTCATAATCAATAACGAAACCAACAGCACCTGTTGAACTTCCTGTAATTTTTTCGTCTGCTTGAAATGTGCCAGGATTAGAAGCAAAAGTCATCGACTTTGTTGCATCTAAAGTATCAGCAGTTGCAGTTGATCCTGTTCCACTATCGACAGGATTTCTTACTAAAACAATTCTTCTAAAATCATTACCTGTAGTAAACTCACCACTTTCACTTTGTGTCAAGTCAACATTTAACATGACAAAGAAACCACCAAGTTCTTTGACAACATCAGTAGCATGTCCACCTTCTGGTGAAATGATAAAGTCAATATCAGAACCTGATACGTTTCCAAAATCTGAAGCAAGAATACTTGCAAAGGTATAACCAGAACCTGCATTGGTAATTGTAACACTTGTTACAGCACCAGATGACACAACAACGGTACATACACCACCTGAACCATCACCTCGAATCGCAACACTGGTATATGTATCATCAGAACCAGAAGAACCACCATCAGTGATTTTGACATTCTCAATAGCGCCAGCAGTTGTAGAGTAGTCAGTTGATTCTGTCGATACGTGCATGAAGTCTGTAGATAAGAAAGCGGATTGTTCAGCTGCAGTTAAGGAATACATATATTTCCACACATAACTATCAGCAGTTGTGAATGTTGAAGTTGATTTATTACCAGTTGGTTCTGTTGTTGATGTTGCACCACCGTTATTATCAATACATTTGTAAACATCAAATGTACTATTCATTACATAAAATGTTGCATCGAATAAATTAGTTGCACCAGAATCAGCAGATATAGTTGAACCTGTTGAATCAATATTTCCATAATCATGTCGATAATAATCATAGACAGTTCCAGATGTCCAGTTACGTCTAGGAATAACTATTGATACATCAGAACTTGTAATTTTTTTAGCAGATAATAGGTCATCGTAAGCATATAACTCAGAACCTACATCATCATTTGGAGTTGGAGGAGCAGCGTCAGTACCATCGTTAAATGCTTGATTGTCAACAAATGTTTGCGGACGACCAATGCCAAGATAATATGTATCACCTGCCTCACCAAAACTCTCGTTAAACTGTTCAGCACTGTGAACACGAAATTTGTTAGTAATTATTGCTGGCATTTATTTTTTCCTTCTCTCATATTTATAACTCTTTTATGACAATAGCTGCAGAACCAGTGGGCGCTGATCCAAATGTCAATGTTGTTGATGCTATCGTATAATCTGTTGTTATTGAACCACCAACAAATACTAAAGTATTATCTGTTGTCGTTCCGTCTGTCACTGTAAATGCTGTAGTAGAACCATCACCTGTTGCAGTTCTTGTGTTTCCGACAATCTGTGTGACACCAATCGTTTTATTTGTAAGTGTTTGTGTTCCTGTATCGGATAAAAGTGTTGCATCAGCATTTCCTATTGTTGTACCACCTGGTAGTGTAAGTGTGTTTGTTGCAGCCTCACTATGTGGTTGTGATGCGATAATTTGTCCATGTGTATTGACATGACAATTTAATTGTATTTGTCCAACAATCGAAGAACCATCACCTTGAACTTCTAAAATATTAGTGGCGGGAGCAAGAACAATATTACCTGATGCTGAGGTTGTTGTTCCACCAAGAACCGGTGCAGTTAATGTTTTGTTTGTAAGTGTCTGAGTTGAAGTAAGTAATACAATACTTGAAGTATCAGATAAATCAGTAGAAGCGATTGTGATATCACCCGTGCCATCAAAAGAATTACCTGCAATATTTCTTGCAGTTGCAAGTGCTGTCGCTGTGTCAGCATTACCTGTTACATCACCTGTAATATTTCCTGTAAATGTTCCTGCAATAGCACCTGTACCTGTAATTGTTGGTGATGTTAATGTTTTATTTGTAAGGGTATCAGTTGTTGCACGACCAACGACAGTATCAGTTGCGTTTGGAAAAGTTAAATCATGTAAATCTGTGCCGTCACCTAATTTATTATAAATTTCATTGAAGTTATCATTGATAAGATCACCACCAGCACGAATGGTTGAACCTGTTCCGTCATTTGCGACTGTTCCAATATTAATTGATTGTTTAGACATATTAATACTATTTATACGACTTATGCGACATCAAACGTCACTGTTGTGTCATCAAATGTTACTGAAGTATCATCAAATGTGTTACCAGATATTGATATTTGAGCAGGAATTGCGAAATTTGTTTTCATGTTTGGATTATTCACAAACTCACCCAACTGAACTGCTCGACCATTTAGACTTGTGTTTCTTGTACCTGTCAGTACAATCTTATTTAATGATCCAATTGTAATACCTGTATCAGTGTCATCGCTTGTTTGATCAAAAAGTGGGTGACTAAAAGTTCTTGTTTTATACAATATGTTTTGTAGAGTACCAATTCTTGGTCCCATTGTTGCAATACCAGTTCGTACTTCGACAGATCGAATGGTCTCAGATAACTGTGACGGAAATGAAACTTTCTTTTCTGTGCTTAGAGTGACATCTCTTGTATTGGCTGCAAAGGCAGTATCTTGTTCAATACCACGATTTGGATTTGCACGAACAGAGGTACCGTCAGTAGTTGTACCTAGTCGTCTACCAATCTTCTCAGCAAAGATAACTTCAAGTAGTGATACAAAGTCACCCTCACCAAATCCATTGAGTAAAGTAAATCCTTTTTTGATTTGTGCATCAACTCGTGTACGAACAGAAACTTCACCAAAGACATTGAAACCTGCTGGATGTATTGAACGTTTTAAGTCATCTCTCCATGATGCAATTGCCTCAC